CGCACGCTTGTAGCATTCGTAAAGCCCGCGAAGGATTCGACCGTTACCCGTTGGAATGCGGTTGATCGCGACCTCAAAGCCGTGTTTCTCGAATGATGCCACCATGCGATCAGTCCCCGCGAATGGCTTGTAGATGTTGGTGATGATTACCATGTCTCTTTTTTTAGTTGCTCAACCAGTTTGCGGTTCATCAGATTAGATGGGTGTTCCCAAGTGTGACCGTCTCTGTTATGGAATGAAAAAAGCTGTTTGCTATTGTCAAAAGTACACCTTATCCATCCGCTCTTGACCAGAGAAAGAATGTCGCCCCACCCAATCTGAGCAGACTCCTTTACGTGGTCGGGTATTGGCTTTTCCATGTTTGGGAATAACCTGTCCTCCACCGCTGCATTGAATGCAATTACATCAGCTATTGTTATTACCATGTCAAATGAATGAACCCGTTAGTTTGTTCCATTGGTCTATCAGTGCTTGCGGCAACGGCTCACCACGCGCGATGATGTCGAGCAGCTTGGCCCTTAGCTTGTCTTTACTCATCTCCGTAGATGCGCTTGTTAACAACCTGAGCGATGTGATAGACAGTAAATCCAGCCATTGCGCCAGTTACAAATCCGTCCTTTTGCACCGCCCCGATGTGAATCGCTGCCAGTAGCCCGAACAATCCGAAACACAGTAGTACGCTTATCAGTGTATCCTTTTTCATGCCCCTCTCGTCCCTCTTGAAGGCAACACATCACACCCGTTGTCGTCAGCAGTTACGTCCTCCTCCTCAAAAACAGAAGACGAAACGAGTTTCAACCTACCCTCATCGTACCATACACTCGGAGCTTCACCCCCGTCCTTTGATTTACCAACGACAAGGTACTGGTTGCACCCGGTGATGTAGCGAACAGAACCTGTAATTGTACCACTAAAGCCTGTGATTACCTCAATGACGGAGTCACCGTTTAAGAATTTGAAATGAATTGTTGCCATTTTGATTTTGTTTGTTTATGGTTGCTCGTAAATCGGCCTCCGTCCTTCACGGTAAGCCTGTGTGATTGAATTGAACAGGTGCATGTCTTCACCCGAATGCTTTTCCTTCCATCCTTGGTATGCCGTTTCTCCCGTGTCGATGTGGTCGATGTCAATGTGAGGCAGAAAGGCATTGTAGAACCCCGCCACCTCGCTACGTGTAGCGGCTAAACAGTCATCAAACCCGTATAACCTCGGTTGGTAAAGGTAACCAATCTTATCGAGTAGCGCACTGTTAAACATCTGACAAGTCCCCATTACGTGCCTTACACGCTCAACCACCATCCAACGTTCCCCCGCTACATGGGGAAGCATATGCAACGTTGAACGGTAGAACGGTTCATGGTGTTCAGGGTTCTCCCAGCAGTCCTTTCTCTTTAGCCCGATGATACCGATGGTCGGGTCACGCCTTAACGCCTCCTCCATTTCGTCCACCCATCCTTTGCCGTGAATGACCACATCGTTATCCATCTTAATGCAATGCTCCCCAGCGTTTCGCAGTTGCCATGCCTTGTTGACAGCCCTTGCCGTGCCGATGTTCTCAGGTAGCGTAATGACCGTGAACCCTGCGTAACCGCTGTAAAGATGGAGGATACGCTTAGTCTCTTCGCAGCTTCCGTTATCAACGATAACAATCCGATGCGCCCCCTTAACGGTATCCCTCAGACATTCGAGCGTCCTTGCGGTGTATGCCGTCCGCCCATTCTCCTCGGTGTCCCACACCGCCATTGCTATCAATGCCATGTCACAAAGGTAGAAAATTAAGCTATCATATACTGCCCCGTGAAACTTTTGTGCAGGTTGTCCAATGCCCAATAGCGCCAGCCATCACATCCATGATTCATCGTCCCGATGGGGTTACCTGTCTGTCTACCCGTCTTATCCGTTTCCCAACAGTAGGCGCGTAGTTCTTTGATGAAGTTGACGCTACTTGCCGTCACCTGCCATTGATGTTCCTGAATGAGCTGAATACCGAAACGGATACTGTCCGTGCCTTTCGTAGCGGCCTTAATCCTTACCCCGTGCCTCCGTATCTCCTCGATGCTCTTAGGCTCTGCGCTATCGGCCACTACCGTACAGGTGAACGATTTAAGACGTTCGGCAATGTCGCTATTCAGAAGGCCCGTCTCATAGATCACCTCGTCAAGTATGTACTGCCCGTTGTGTTGGTACACCGCTATTGCCGCTGTCGGGTCGTTCGTGAACCCGAAGTCGAGACCGATACCCAGCAGCTTAGCCTCTTTGGGTAGTTCGTCTATCTGTGTCCAGTTGTTGAAGATAACGCCTTGGAGTGAACCGATCTGACCACGGACATAAACCCTAACCCAGTTAGCCCACCACTCTGATGTTTCTGCTTTAGCTATGGCATTATCCATGTCCTGCCTAACATTGGCAGGTAGTCCCTCGTTGTCCTCATAGGTCAAAATGAGAAGTTCACTGTCTGGCTCTTTTAGCACCTCCGTGTGCGCCCAGAATTCAGCGGTGGGGTTGAAGTCCAGATAGATGTTCCCGCTCGTCCTTATCGCAAGTTGGTGGTACTCCTCGAACGTAATGTTATTCGCCTCATTCACATAGAGCGTTGTCCTTCGCGCCCCTCTCAACCTGCTCTCATCCGTCGCGCTAAAGAACTCGATATAACTGCCATTGGCGAAGGTGTATGTCAGCAGTGTCCTGTTCCATCGACCCGCATTGAACCGACCTGTGGACTGCATGATTTTGATAAAGTCCTTCATTGCACCCCTACGAAGGTGGGGGATGCTCTCGGACACTACGCTTATTTCCGCTCCCTTGTTCTTTGCCGCGTGGTCAATCAGTATCGGAAGGATGCCGTACGTCTTGCCCGCACTTGAGCCGCCTTGCACGACCTTCTTTCGGGCCTTCATCGCCCGTATCTTGCGGATGGCCGTTGTGTAAACGAACCCGCTCATTCATCTCCGAACAAAGGCTGCTCGATATGCGTGACCTCGGACTTGTCTGTCAGTCCGTTCAACCGCTGCGTAATGCTCGGATTGTACTCTCCAAGCAGTCCTCCAGTGATCTGATCGTATCGGATTTCTTCCTTAATACGCGAACAGATTGCCCCGAACTCATCGTAATACCCCTCCTTGTTATCGAAGTAGTGCTTCACTGTTCCGTAACGGTCAAAGCAAAAAACTCTAAATCCCTCCATTGTCAGAGGAAGTTTCGGATAGTCCTCTACCCTGTTACCGTCCTTCCCAACATACTGAACTTTAGGCCATTCCAACGACTGAGCTTTGAGGTGCTTCTTGTACTCCTCAAACGCTTCTTTAAGTTCGTCAGGGCTTTTGAAAATGCGTGTCGGGTGCATGGTCAGTTAATATCACCTGTGCAAATCCTATCCCCTATCAGCAGGCTATTGTACGGCTCGGAACTCCTGCCCGTGTAGGTGAACCGTTCACCCGTGCAATCACGGTCAATGATGTACCTGTACGCGTTGCCCTGCATGAAGTGGAAGTCTATCCGCTTGTCACGTAGCGTTCCGCAAGACGGGTCACATGGCACTTCTTCTTTTCCGCATCCGAAAAGGCCAATGGTCAAAATCAATGCTGTGTATCGTACCATCTCACTAAGTCTTTTATTCCGTTGTAAGCACACCCTCCGCACATCCAGTCCACTTGTTTCGTCAGTCCCCGTTGAGTATTTACGCGGTTGAAAAGTGCAATCTGGTCAGGCGATGGCCGTCCCGTCCCGCTTGCGATCCACCTGCGCATCTGTGGTATGTGTTCTGCGATGTCGTTGGTCATTGTCCTCTGAATGTTCTCGATGCGAATGCTGCCGTTAGATGCGCAAATGATGCCGAACCTATCACTGCAAAGATAGGGATAATTCCATGACCAGTGACGCAATAAATGAGTGATGCGATTAGTGCTGACCAGAATGCCATGCACTTTGAGCAGCCGAACGGTTTTATCAGTCGGTCGAACACGTGCGGGAATGCACTGTCCATTACTGTTGACCAAATGGCCCCGCTAAATGTCCCGATGTAAAAGGCGATCTCTAAGCTCATTTTTTACCTTGTTGACAGTGGCGCAAACAGCTCGGTAATGGATGCCCGTATTGGCCTGAACCTTGCGGCTGCTTCCAAGTTGCATGTATAACAGGAACAG